CCAACCTGCGGAAACATGCCTGCAGTTCGTCGTCAATTGGGCAAACATGGATGCGCTGAGCTATCACGCGGCCAAGCAAATGGAGCTGCCGCTGTGAAAAAGCTCACACACGCCGAGGTATGCGAGTTGCTGATCTATGAGCCGGAAACGGGGATATTTCGGTGGCGGAAGAGCATGGGGAAAACGGCAAAAGCCGGGACGCGAGCGGGCACTGAGTGGTTGAATGGGTATCGGGAGATTTGGATCAACGACAAGCGCCACCGCGAGCACATGTTGGCATTTTTCATTATGACCGGGCGGTGGGTTCCGCGCAAAATTCGGCACCGCAACGGCCGACGCAGTGACAACCGGTGGCGCAATCTGTTCGAGGCTGTGCCACCACCAACAACTCCCGCCAAGCAGACCAAGTGGACGCCAGAGCGGATTGAGCATGTGCGGCAGTTGGCTGCGCTTGATTTGGAAGCGGCAGAGATCGCAGCCAAGTGCGATTTCCTCGGCCACTGCCGGGATGGCGGTCGGGTGGCGGTGATCAGCGCTGCAAACCGGTACGGCATCCGCATTCAGCCCGGTATCTACAATCGCGCCAGAAGCGCCCGCAAGTCTCATGCCCACTCCGTTCAAGTCGTTAGGCACCAAGGCGTTGCTGCACCCGAGCCAGAGGGCAGGCGCGGCGAGCGTGTCGTCGTCATCACCCTAGCCCGCACAACCATGGAGAGATCCCGTGACTAAGGAACAGCGTCGAAAACTCGTTCACCAGCTGCACGAGGGGTTCGTCTACTTCACCGGCTCAAGCCTCGCCATGGCTGCCTTTTGGTTCTGGTGGTTCTCATGAGGCTGACACCCGCACGCTTCGCCGCCCTCGTGTTTGCCGCCATGCCTTGGGTCGTGTTCGGCTACCTACCGGCTGCCCTGATGACGGGGCACCTATGACCCGCCCTCTGCACTGCCGGTGTCCGGCGCCGCTCGATTTTGTTGATCAGCTGTTCCTCGTTTTCTCGTGGCTCATGCTGATCGCCGCCGCCATCGGTGCCCATCACCACGACATGGGATCGTTCATGGCCTTCACGTTCTCGGTGTTCTTTCCGCTGTTCGTATGGGCTGGGGAAACTGCAACCAGTTGGAGCTGAATATGAACATTGCAGACCTGTTTTTGCAGGAATTGGCAAAGGACGAAAAGGTCAGTTTCGGGGTTCGTAAACTCGGGAAGATGCTGGCCAAGAAGCACAAATCGACGCTTGAGACGTTAGACAGTTTTGCTCGGCGCCAATGTGAAATGTGGGACCAGCAGGACGAAAGCGCCAAACGTATCGCACAGCGTGAGTTGCGGAAAACAGGAGGAAATGAGCCATGAACGAGATGGTGCTGATTTTGTATATGTGGGGCTCTGGCCTCAGTGTTCCGGTCGGCATGACGGCCGTTCCGTTCAAATACGAGAGCGAGGCCGATTGCCGGGCTGCTGGTAAGGCGTGGAGCGGCGACAACAGATCCTATCGCTGCCTACCCATGCACGCGCCAGAGCCCAAGCTGAGCGCCATCAAGCCCGAGAAGCCATACGCCCTCGGCGGCCCGCGCCCGATCAAGCCAACCCCACCACCGCCACGCCCACGGGAGGCCCTAGGCAACGAGCAGTAAGCACCATCCGCAAACCAAAGGGATTTTCATGAGCACCCTCGACGGACTGACTGCCACCACCGAACGCATGAGCCGCGCCAAAGGCCGCACGGACTTCCGGCAGCGCGACCTGCGCGTCAACCGCCCCGCCGATCGCATCGTGCCCGTGTTCGAGCTGATGCGCCGCCGCGACCAGATCACCAGCGAGGAGTTCCAGGCCGGCGAGCAGTTCGCAAACTACTGGTACGGCGCCCGCCGCACGCCCGGCCTTGTCGGCTCCTACGGTGACCAGCGGTGGAGCGGGACATCTGTCGGCCAAGCCGACGCCTCGCAACTCATCCTCGAAGAACGCCCGATCCACTGCGCACAGCAATTGGCCGAGGCACGCAACGCCATTGGCCAGGGCCAACTATACGACGCTCTCGAACGGATCGTCATCGCAGACGCCACGCTTGAGGACGTCGGCCGCGAGTTCATCAACTACAGCGGCGCCAAGCAGTGCCAGGCTGCCGGCGTGGCCATGATCAAGTGCGCATTGCAACGGCTCGCCAACCACTACGGCTATACACGCCAAAAAGTCCCACGATGAATTGACAACGTGCACGCGATATGCCTTAAAAGGCGTACACACGAAATTGCGCCCGGAGCCTGAAAAGGCTGCCGGGCGTTTCGATTCAAGGGCATCTGATGCGGTCTGAGGTTATCCTCATGGTTCTCTCGCTGATCACAGGCGAGATGGTCGAGATCGAGACAGACCCCATTGAATGCGCCACATGGGAAGGCCTCGCCCGTCATACGCCGCTGAACTTCATCGGCGACGATCATGACGTACAAACGCGAGTGCGCTTTGTGACGTGTGTGGACGGACAGCCAAAGGAAGCCGAATGGCCGCTATCCTCATCGGAGTAGGACAGGCAGCCGTCATCGCCTTGCTTTGGTTGATGATCACCATCGAGCTGACGCACGTCAGCCAATCGGAGCCTCACCATGGCCAAAGCAGCAATGAAAGCCAAGCCCGCCCCCGCCAAGAGCAAAGCCAAGCCCTCGAAGGCTGGCGGCAAGGGCAAATGCTGAGATGATCAAGTTCGCCCTCGGGGTCGTCGTCGGCCTGTGCATAGCAGCCGGTGCGTTCGGCACCTACGTTATGACCGTGGGCAACATGATCGAAGCAAAGGCGGTCAGTGCAGCCTCATCCACTGCATCGGCCGCCGCGCCGGCTATCCGTGAACAAGTGCTCAAGCAGGTAAAGCCGTGACCGACATAGACAGCCTGATTGAGCAGGCCGCCCGCGAGATACAGGTTGCCGTCACCAGCGCGCCCGTTCATGCGGACGATCCGCTCAGCCCTCGCGTTGTCACAATCACCCGCAAGGATGGCAGCAAGGTTGAAATACAGATCCCGGCGACGGCTGGTTATACGTTGGTGTTTTTGCTCATCAACTCGCAGGCCAAGTCGGCCGTATCTGCTGAGCGCGTCACCGACGCCAAGCAGGCCAAGATTGACGAATTGGAAGCGCAATTGAAAGCGCTCAAGGGCGAGTGACGTGGCGTACTCAGCCGAGCAGCGTAAGCAAATCATGGACGGATTTTGCCGGCTGGTCGCAGCCGGACTGAGCATCAAAAAAGCATGCGCTACCCAAGGCATGCCGAGCCACGATACAATTTTCGAGTGGCTGTACGACGACGCAGAGTTTTCTGACCAATACGCGCGCGCACGCGAACGCCGGGCCGATGCCAGGGCTGAGCGCATCAGCGATTTGTGCGATGAGGTGCAGACCGGCGTGCTCGATCCGAATGCCGCTCGTGTGATTATCGACGCTGAGAAGTGGCAGGCCAGCAAGGAAAATTCCAAGCGCTATGGCGATCGCCTGCAGCTAGACGGCGACATGAATGTTAAGCTCACCGACGAACAGCTCGACGCACGGCTCACTAAGCTACTCGGAAAAGCAGGAGTTGCTGGCGCTGCTGCAGGAGAAGGAACGGCGGAAAAAACGCCGTAAGTTCTTCGAGATGTACCCGGCAACGGGGCCGCTCAGGCGGGAATTATACCCCAAGCACATGCAGTTCTTTGCGGCCGGCGCCACCGAGTGGGAGCGCGCCATGATCGCCGCTAACCGTGTCGGCAAGACATGGGGTGTCGGTGCCTATGAAATGACCTGCCATTTGACGGGCCTCTATCCTGATTGGTGGGTAGGCGTCCGGTTCGATGAGCCGGTGGACACATGGGCAGCAGGCGACACCAGCGAGACGACCCGCGACGTCATCCAAGTGGCCCTCACGGGGGTGGGTGGCGAAGGCGCCGAGGGTGAGTTGGGCACTGGCATGATCCCGGGCGATTTAATTGTCGGGACGCCAAGCGCCAAGCGCGGCATTGCAGGAGCCTTTGACACGCTGAGGGTGCGCCATAAGACGGGCGGCATCAGCAAATGCGGTTTTAAGAGCTACGATCAGGGCCGCAAGAAGTTTCAGGGCGCTGCCAAGCACGTCATTTGGAACGATGAGGAGCCGCCTGGTGACGTCTACACCGAGTGCATCACGCGCTTGATGACCCTCGGCGGCCACATGATAGCGACGTTCACGCCGCTGGAAGGATCGACCGAGGTGGTGCGCAAGTTCCTCGGCTACTCGCTTGAGAAGAAAGAGGCGGCCTAGTGGTATTCTGCATTCAGGCCGGCTGGGATGACGTTCCGCACCTGACCGCCAAAGCGAAAAAAGACATGCTCGACGCCTACCCGGAGCACGAACGGGACGCCAGATCCAAGGGCGTTCCGATGCTTGGCTCTGGCGCTGTGTTTCCGATCGATGAGAAGCGCATCACCTGCGACCCGCGTGAGATCCAGCGCGATTGGGTGCAAATCATCGGCCTAGACTTTGGCTGGGATCACCCGACAGCGGCGGCCCGCCTGGCCTGGGATCGTGATGCTGACTGCATTTACGTCACCAACGTCTACCGGCGATCAAAGGAAATCCCCGTCGTTCACGCTGCTGCCATCAAAGCCTGGGGCGATTGGATACCGGTTGCGTGGCCTCACGACGGCCTACAGCACGACAAGGGCAGCGGCGCTACGCTGGCAGACCAGTATCGCACGGCGGGCCTCAAAATGCTGCCTGAGAAGGCCGAGCACGCAGACGGCGGCAACGGCGTCGAGGCCGGTATCATGGAAATGATGGAACGGATGCGCACCGACCGGTTCAAGGTGTTCAAAACCTGCACCGAGTGGTTCGATGAGTTCCGTATGTACCACCGTAAGGATGGGCAGATCGTGAAGGAAATTGACGACGCGATCAGCGCCAGCCGGTACGCGGTGATGATGCGCCGCGAAGCCATAACAAAGCCGAACAACAAGCCGCTCGCATACGCACGGAAGGCCTACACATGAGCGCCAACTCAAATCCGGCCTTCGATATTCGATCGGTCACGCCAAGCGACAGCCTCTACGTCGAATCTGGCGCGCTCAAGTACCGCGGATCGAGCGGCACGGTTACTGTCTTGGGTGCTGCATAATGGAAGGCGACAACGACCAGCCAATTTTGACCGACGAGCAGTTGGCCACGCTGCTGGAGCGTTTGAACAAGCAGGCCGTAGGCTACCTGTCCGACGAGGTAGCCGTTGATTCCGACAACAACCTTGACCGCTACCTCGGGAAGCCGTTTGGCGACGAGGAGGAGGGCCTTTCGCAAGCCATGTCTATGGACGTGGCCGAGGTTGTGGATTGGGCGCTTCCTGATTTGCTTGAGCCGTTCATTTCCGGCAATCGCGTCGTGGAGTTCGAGGCCAATTCAGAGGCCGACGAGAAGTGGATTAGCGATGCGGCCGACCTGGCGAACCATGTGTTCTACGTCCAGAACGACGGCATTACGCTGCTGTATGACACCATCAAAACCGGCCTGATCCAGAAAATCGGGTTCACCAAAACGTGGTGGGAGGAGGAGGAAAAGGACGAGGAGCAGACCGTCACCGGCCTTGCAATCCTCAACGTCCAAGAGTTGCAGCAAGATCAAAGCATTAAGATAACCGACATCAAGTCCGAGCCGATGGGCATGACGCCGGTCGATCCGCAGATGGCCGCCGCATTTGAGGACGGCAACGTCTACACCGTGTCGATGACCAAGACCAAGAAATGCGGTCAAGTGCGCATTCACACGTATCCGCCTGAGCAAATCAAGGTTTCATCGCGCGCCGCGGAACTTCGGACGATCGACTACATTGCCCACGAGAGCGAGGTCCACAAGTGGAAGCTCGTTGCGATGGGCTTTGACCCGGAGGTGGTGAAAAACCTCAAGAGCGAGCGCAAGTTCGAGCAGAGCCGCGAGGATCACCGGTTTCCCGACGAAATGCGCCAGATGTACGAAAGCACCATGATGTTGCAGGACATCGTGACGCTGATCGAAGAATACCCGATGCTGGACCTCGACAACGACGGGGACGCCGAGCGCTGGCAGATTTTCCGCGTCGGCAAAACGATCCTGAGTAAAGAGGAAGTCTGCGAGCACCCGTTCGATTGCTGGACCGCTGATCGCATCCCGCACCGCCTCATCGGCCTCGGCCTGGCCGACAAGGTGAAGCAGACGCAAAAGATCAAGACCAGCCTGACGCGCGATCTGCTCAACAACATCTACCTGGCCAACCGGCCGCGCACCGAGATCCCCGAGAGCGCGATTGGTGCCGACACCATTGACGACCTGCTCAATATCCGCATCGGCGGCCTGATCAGAACCAAGGTCAACGGCCAGATGCAGACGATCCAGACGCCGGATCGCACGGGCGCGACCATCCAGGCCATCACCTACATGGATGGCGTCCGCGAACAGCAGTCGGGCATCACCCGCAACGGGCTGGCGGTGTCGTCGGAAGTGATCGACCCGAAGTCGGCCACGGAAAGCAACCGGCAGGACCGCAACGAGCAGGTGCGCAAGCGGTTGATGTGCCGCATGATTGCCGAGACGTTCCTTGTGCCGCTGTTCCGCAAGATCCTGCGCAATCTGGTGACGTACCAAGACGCGTCGATGCAGATCAAGGTGGCGGGCCGGTGGACAGAAATGGACCCCCGGGGCTGGAATGCAGATGCCAAGGCCCGTGTCAGCGTCGGCCTCGGCCACGCCAATAAGGAAGAAATGCTGCAGGCGGCCATGACGGTGGCGCAGGCTCAGGTGCAGGCGTTTCAGGTTGGTTTGTGCACGAAAAAGCACCTCTACAACACCAGCAAAAAGCTGGTCTCGGCCGTGGGCTGGAACTTCGTTGACGAGTATTTCCTCGATCCCGAGTCGCCCGAAGCGCAGCAGCTGGAACAGCAGAAGTCGCAACAGCCCGACCCGAAAATGCTGGAAGTGCAAGGCAAGATGCAGGCGCAGCAGGCGATCGCGCAGAGCAACGCCCAAATTCAGCAGCAGAAGGCGGCCACCGACGCGCAAATCCGCGAGGCCGAGATGCAGGCCAAGCTGCAGCTGGCCGAGGCTGAGGCGCAAATGAAAGCCCGCCTTGAGCAGATGAAGGCCGCCAGCGAGACGAACATAGCCATGCTGCGCACCCGCGCCGAGCTTGCCTTGGCCGCTCAGCAGCAGCAGGACGAGATGGCGCTGGCCGAGAAGCAGCAACAGGACGAGATGCGGCTCGCAGAGAAGCGGGCCGACAGCGAGGCTCGCATCAAGTCTCAGCAGCTGCAGCGGCAGAATATCCCGGAAGTCCGGTTCGGAGGTAAAGTCGGATGATCGTTACAATTCATACCAACTACGGGATGCACACGGTTCCTGATTCTGTCGTGGAAGACATTGGCGAAATGCAGTTTCGCAACGTGCTGCGCGCATATGACGGTGAGTATGTGACCATGCGCGAGCCTGACCCGGAAGCGCCCAATTCAGCGGCTTGGGCTGAATACGAGCGCAAGATAGAGGCCGAGATGAAAGCCAAATTCGAAAGCGGCGTAATCTAATCAGAT